GACACGGTTTGTGGCCAAGATGGAGTCCGTTTTATTGACAAAATGCCTGCAGGTACCTCTGTAGGCTTTCCTTTGTCCGGACCGAAGAAGAATTTCCTTGAAGAACTTGATCCTCAGGAACACACTTCCCATCAATTTCCGTGCCGACTGGATGAACGTTTTTGGACGCATGCCAAGGAATTGGAAGAGCTTTATCTCCAAGGAGAGAGAGCTTATCCTATATTCAAGGCGTGCATGAAGGATGAACCCACGAAAATCACTAAGGACAAAGTCCGTATTTTCCAGGGAGCTCCTTTAGTTCTCCAGTTGCTTGTCAGACGCTACTATCTCCCAATTGTCCGTGTTCTTTCCATGTTGCCACTCGAATCCGAGTGTGCAGTAGGTGTGAATGCCCAGGGTCCCGAATGGGATCAATTGGCAAAGCACATGAAGAAACACGGTGCGGATCGTATTTTGGCTGGAGATTATAGTAAATATGATCTTCGTATGCCGGCACAACTTATCAATGCCTCTTTTGCTGTTTTAATTGAGATTGCAGAAAAGTGTGGTAATTACACCGAAGATGACCTTATTATTATGAGGGGCATCGCAACTGAGATTGCTTATTCGTGTGTAGCTTACAATGGAGATATTATCATTCATAAGGGATCTAATCCTTCCGGACAAAATTTGACTGTATATATCAATTGTATTGCCAATTCCTTGCAATTAAGATGTGCCTATTTCCATCTTTGGCCACGAAAGTTGGGTAAGCCTAAACCTTTTCGTGAGGTTTGTGCTATCATGACGTATGGTGATGACGTTAAAGGTTCTGTGAAGAAAGGCTATGATTGGTTTAACCACATTTCATATGCTCAATTTCTGAAGGAACGTGATATGGTATTCACTATGCCAGACAAGGAGTCTGAACCGACTGCCTACATGAATGATCTCGAAGCTGATTTTTTGAAGCGCGAGAACAAATTCAATGAGGATACGGGATTGATTCATGGAGCTCTAGATGAAGAGTCCATTTTCAAAAGTCTTCATACTGTTCTTGAATCCAAAGTTGTGTCTCTAGAAGACCAATGTGCTGGAAACATTGATGGTGCCTTACGCGAGTGGTGGCAACACGGTAAGGAAGTCTATGAACTACGTCGAAAGCAAATGAAGGAAGTTGCTTTTAAGTGTGGCATGACTGACGCTTGTAGTATGTTAGCAGAATCTTATGAAGATAGACTGAAACATTTTCACGACAGGTATCAGACTGGTGAGCGTCATAGAGAGGCTCGTATAAAGCCTGACGAATTCGACGAAGTTGCAGATTTGGAAGCATTCGTTGACACCGTGGGCGATGAGTGGGACTTCTCAGAATAAGTCCATTATGCCTTGGAAAGGCTTAAAACTTAACCACTCCGGAGCTATCCGTAGTATAAGTTTAAAATAGTTGTGTATATATGGTTACTACGTATTGTTTAATTCACATGTTTATATATTTTTATGGAAGCTTTGTACATATAGACATCCTACCCTTAGGATACCGGTATTTACTGGAGGTCTCGTCAACCAACGAAACATTGTCGCGCACGTGAGCAGCGGGTACTGCCGCGATGCGTTGTATTTTAAAATTGCCTACTTCAATTAATAATAATACAGATAGTCCTGGGACTGACTCAAACAGTCCTTCTGCTGGCGCTTATAGTGTCTCTAAAGCACCTCAGCAGATTTCAACGCAAAATGTACATTTTGTCGATGGAGACACACCGTGGTCTTACGACATTTCATCATCACCGGATGTCACAACCACACTCGCAGGATTCAATGATGCCAACCTCGGTTCCTTCCTTGGTCGTCCCATTAAGATCAAGGAGTTCCAGTGGACTCCGGAAAGCACTAAGTTGTTTGAAACATTTAATCCGTGGACTGAGTTTTTTAGCAACGTAGATATTTTGCAAAAGATCAATCGATACCGCAATTTGCGTTGTAATCTTCGGATGAAGATGCTTCTTAACGGTAACTCTTTCTATTACGGAAGAGCTTTAGTTTCTTATAATCCATTTCTTGTAGATGATAAAGTAACTATGGATCGTGCGTTCTTTGAGCAAGATTTAGTGGGAGCCTCACAAAAGCCCCATTTTATGCTTGACCCTACCACTTCACAAGGTGGTGAAATGATGTTGCCTTTCTTATGGCCTGAAAACCATTTGGACATCACAAAACCTAATTGGCATGAAGACATGGGACGTGTGACAATCCATGACTTTGACATTTTACGCCATGCAAATGGTGGTACCGACCCCATTACAGTTACAGTTTTTGTATGGGCGGAGAATGTTGCACTTTCCGTTCCTACTACTGTTCAGGTTCAGTCCGGAATTGCAGATAGACAGTTAGATGATTTCGGATTTCCCACTTATGATGAACAAGCGGGAGGTATGAAGAAGAAAGGATCTTCAAAGAAGATGAACAATATGGGTAGCTCCGATGAGTTTGTTAAGGACGGATTAATAAGCAAACCAGCTTCTGCTATTGTGAAGGCTGCTAATGCTTTATCCATGATACCTGTCATTGCACCTTATGCAAAAGCTACTTCTATGGTGGCCTCGCAAATTGGTCAGGTGGCAAAAATCTTCGGTTATTCGAGGCCACAAGTACTTTCGGACACTCAGCCTTATGTTCCTAGATTTATGGGTAATTTGTCTAACACTGATACTCCTGAAAATGTTGTTAAGTTGTCTGTGGATTCTAAGAATGAACTTACGATTGATACAAGAGTTATGGG